AATTCCTGCACGCCGTTAAAATACTACGTGACTCCTCTAAAAGGGAAACACCGCAACGAGTTAAGGTAACTCCTTTTGGCAAACGCTCAAAGAGGGCAGTTCCCGCCTGTTTTTCTAGCTCTGCGACCGCGTGGGAAACCGCGGATTGTGTAATGTATAGTTTTTTGGCAGCGCTTGTAAACGTTCCGGTTTCTGCTATTGCTTCCAAAATCTCCAAATACCGTATAAGTATTTTAACATGACCAACATGTTATTGCGAAATCCGCTTAAAATCCAGTATTTTCAATGTTTTCCCCGTTTCCCCCATTTTTTAAAATTGGAACAAAGCAGAATAAATTAGTATATTTTTGAGGTAATTTGAGGTAAAAATTGAGGTAAAATTTGTAAGCCTCTATACGCTCTTTCTTACGGCATTTGAGCCGTTTTGCATAGACAGGATTTCGGCCTTTGCATCCTCGAAGCCTAGGTGCGTGTATGTGTTGAGCGTCACGCCTATGTTAGAATGTCCCATAAGGTACTGTAAGGTTTTCGGGTTCATGCCGCACTTTGCCATGTTGGAACAGTATGTATGTCGGCAGACATGCGGCGTGATTCGGGGAAGCTGAATCTTGTGCGTTTTATTGTACTTGTTCACCATTCGGTCAAAAAGCCTGTCCCAATGATATCCTGTCATCGGCTTCCCTTCCCTGTCCAAATAAAGAAACCCCGCATGTCCATCCACCATCGGTTCGACCTTTGGGGCTTTTCTTCCATCCACAATCCGTTTAAAACATTCATACACCTCATTAGGCATCGGTATCTGCCGTGTTCCCGCCGTAGTCTTTGTATCCGTAATATAGTACTCCATGTGTATCGTGCGCTGCAACTGGTGGTCTATGTTGACTTTCCTGTTCTTTAAATCCACATCGGCCAAAGTCAGCCCACAGAATTCGGAAATTCTCATACCCGTGTTGAACAGTATAAATATCCCATCATAGTATTTTGAAAAGCATTTGTCATTTCTCACGAATTCAAGGAACTGTGTCTCCTGCTGTTTTGTGATGGCTTCCCTTGTGGAGCTGTCGTTGTTTACCACGGTGGAAAGCTGGAAGTCGAACGGGTTTTTCCGTAAGAGGTCGTCCTCGACCGCCATCTGGAAGGCCGGTCTTACGATGCCGTGTACGCTCTGCATGGTGCTGTACCCCCTTCCGTCGTTTTGGAGCTTAACGAACCATTCCTTGGTATCCGAAAGGCGTACCTTGTCAATCCGTTTCGTGGCAAAATCCTCTTTTTCAAGAATATTTAAAACAAAAGAATAACTACATTCTGTATTGTATTTGACCCCCTTCTTCTGTGATACATACTTTTGGGCAAGCTCAAGCACCGTCAGGTTACCACCATCGGGCACGATGCCGTCAGAAATATCCTTCTGTACCTGTTTTTCCTTCTCACGGAGTGATAAATCTTTATGTTTTCCGTTGGGCGTTGTGTCGGACGGGGTTAGTCTCCATGCGTACACGCTTTTCCTCTGCCCTTTTATATTCGTATATTGGTAAACGTATTTCCCATCGCTACGCTGGCTTTCCCCTGTGTTTAATACCCTGCCTCTGTTGTCCTTCCTCCTGTTCATCAAAATTTCTCCTTTCTTTCCATAAAAGAAAAGAGCATTGCAAGTAAGATGATACCACAAGCAACGCCCTTTTTCAATTCCATTCCAACCTATTCTGTCTTGTTCCTCTTTAAATCGCGTCAGTGGATTCTATGAATTTTTCAAACAGGCGGCGTTTTATGAGCGTTTTCGTCCCTATTTTCAGAATAAAATCATAGCTGCCGCCATTCTCCTTGATTTTGTTCCGGATGGTCTTGCTGCTTATCCCACTGTACACCGCCGCTTCCTCAATCGTCAGATTCAGTTTGTCCTTTATTTCCACTCTTGGTGCTTCCTTCATTTTAATCCCTCACTTTTCCTTTTCATGCATTTTATTGTTTTGAATCATTCCTTCTCCTTCCACTATAAAATAAACGGAAGACTATGACCATTAAGCACTCCACCCCTTGCAAATTCAGGCAACTTCAATTTTTCAAGAGAATATGCTCTTTGTTCTGCTTGACTTATCTTAAATTTACTATTTATTATTTCCTGTTCAAGACTGTCAATAACTTCCTTGACTACGCACTCCGTTTTCTCCATCTTACCTATATCTATTTCTTCTTTACCCATAACTTTTGCTCTCCTTATTATAGTTTAGGCTGGCTCTTAACTTTCTCAATAGCTTTTAAGTAACAATCGTTTCCGTGACTATACTCAATAGCACTTTCACCTAATTCTGCCGAATAATGAAGCTGTTTCAGCTCCTCATCTGCTAATTTTTGTAATTCCTCAATCAATTTCTTTTCGTCAATCATTTTCTTTCTCCTTCCGATACCTTCTCTATTATACAGGAATAAGCTGTAACTTATTGCTTTCTGTTAGCAAACATATTCTTATTGTGTAAACAGAATTTGACTTGATTTCATACGATAATATTGGAGCGTTCAATATTTCATTTGCCGTTTTTTCGTCAAGCCCCGGATAGTTTATATACATCTTGTTATCTTTTTTATAGAGACATAAATCCACCATCCCAAACGGAAAATCTATTTTGCAATCTCCATTTTCCCCATTTTTTAACTGAACCTTTTTTAAAGCGTCCCTTACTGTCATCTTCCCTTACCTCCCTAATAATATCATATACTATTCATTTTATTTTTGTACCTTCTCGCCGCTTTATTCGCTTCCTTCGTCTGCTTGCTTCCAAAATCGGCTACTTTGATGCGGTCATATTGCGGCTGCAGGTCATTTTTATTACAAAACTCATTGTATTTCCCGTTCTGCTCCGTCCATTTAGCCGCCAGTCGGTCATAATCCTTTTGCAGTATGTCCTTTACGTCCGTTTCTGCTATAAGGTCAATCTGCTGTTTCTTTTCAATCAGTTCGCGCTTTGTTTTCCTTATCGCGCGTTCCATTCCGCGCTGTTTCTGCTGTAGTTCGTAACGCTTTTTGTTTTCTTCTTTATCGACTACCGGATTGCCATTTTCATCAAAATATGGATTTCGTAAATCTTTATCCCAGCCTTGATGTGAATGTCTGCATCCATATCCATGCGCTCCGCGCGGGTCTACCACTTTTCCTTGACCTGTCTCTGGGTCAATGTCGTATCCGGTACTTTCTAACAGGTTTGGGAATCCTGATTCACTACCCCTTATACAAAACACGCGCCCTTGCCATCCAGAATGGTCAGCAAGTGGCGGCTGTCCCTTTTGTGCCACCCTCGCGCCAATATGAAAGCTAAATAAAACATAGTTTGTCTTTGCTTCCACTATGTACTGGTTCGTTACCTGTGCGGCCGTCTGGTTCATGGATGTCACTACGCATAACCTAACCGCCGCTTCGAGCGTCCGTTTTGTTCCTGTTGGATAAATAACCTCTATTCCCTTTCCAGCATATCTATCTAGAATATCGCACACCGCCGCCGAATAGCTTTGTACGCCGCTTGCCACACGTAAATCCGCTTCGTCAAGCATGTTGATTAGGTCAATCTGGCTTTGCTCCATCGTGGTATTTGTGAGGTTTCTTAATTCTCCTAAACTCTTTTTGTATTCAGCGTCCATTACGCGGATTACAGCTGGATTTTCTAACGGGTTGGATATTTCTACCCCCATCATCTTATAAGTGTTCCTATCGTCCTTCCATGAGGTTAAGACGGCATCCTGTAATAAGCGCTTTAACTCTTTTTCTGTAAGCTCCGTCAGCTTTAACAGTTTTTTCTTAATTTCTGCCTTACTCTCTCCCATCTGCTGTAACTTCCAGATAAGGCGGTCGGCGGTTGCGGTCATTTCCCCAGCGGATAACAGGCGGCGCGATATGTCCTTAAGGATAAAGTTTTCAAGCTGACGGTAGAGTTCTAAGAGCCTGTCCTCTTTGTTTGTGAAATAGTCGGGTGGGAGCATCAATCTTCACCCCATTTTAAAGCTTGAGCGCAATTATAACAAAACTTCGACTTTTTAAACTGAATTGCATAGCATATAGGGCAAGTTCCTTGACTGCACTCATGTAATGGTGCTAAAGGTTTTTTGGGGTTCTGTTTATTTTTGAGTTCTTGAAATTCTTCTACCGTTCCAATTTTTTCATAATCAGCACATTCCTCAATCACTTTTCCAATGGTAGAATTTTTCTTTGCAAGACGCTCATATCTTAAACTTTGATTGTCTATTTCTCGCTCCTTATTTTTTTTCACATACTCTTTTACGACCTTAAAAACACTACCGCTCTTTATGTACTTATCGCAATTCTCACAAGGACAATATCCTAACTTTTCGTGGTAATTGCACGTGGGAATATGTGCTCCCATGTCCTGTACCTCTGTATAAAAATAACAGTCTGTCTTTTCTTTTGGCTGATTAAAACAGTCGCATCCGCGAAAAAACATTGAATAATCGTATGTAAAATTAGGTTCTGGTATATCCATTCCCTACTCCTTCCCCGCCGTCCGCTTTACCAAATCTATCCATTCGTCTTTATGGTCTTTTTTTGCAGCTTCAAAAAACTCTTTTGTAGCCTTTTCGTTATGTTCCTTAGAAAATTTCATATATCTTCCTGTGGGATATTTTTTTGGTGGAGACCACCACCCTATTATATTCCCATCGACATCATATTTTGGAATATTCGGGCCATATATTTCAGCCTTATAAACATAATGAGCGTAAGGAACATCATAAGCGGTTCCTCCCCATTCAACAGAACCGCCATATATTCCGTCTGGGTAATGGACGCTCCCCTCTAACGCTCCTTGTCTAAAGGGCATATATGGTTTGCAGTCTGCCACCACTTGCATATTCAACTTTTTTTGCGCTTCTAAGATGTTCTTGTCTATGCGCTTAGTGTCCAGTTTTATGTCAACGCTTCCGATGTGGGTATTGATTTTCATAGTGTCATGCTTTCCTATCTGGACATTCGTTATCCAGAATGCAGAATTGAGTAGGAAAACAACCGTATGAATTATAAATAGCTAAATTTTGACATCCTTGACACCAAGCTCCCGTTTTATGCTTTTTACTGTTTTCTTCTTCTTTTTCTCGCCTGTAGTTTTCCAGTTCTCTTTCCTGTCTTTCGATTTTGTTTTCTAATTCTGCAACCTTTTTTCTGTTAAATATATCCATCTTCTATTCCTCCCCAAACAATCTTTCTTCCTTCGGCTGTTCTGCCTGTGCTTCGGCAACAACTTTTTTCGCTTCTTCCTCGCTCATGCCCTCGAACTCCATATAGTATTTGTAAAGAGGATATTTGTTTTGCGTCACATACTGCCAGTGGCGCATCCTGTCCTCCTCCCAGTTGTATGTAATATCGCCGAAATCATAATTAATCTCATACACCCCAACCGGCGCAAGGTGGTAAAGGTCGGCTATTTTATCCAAAGCGTATATCAGGCCATCCGTAGCAGATTGGAAACTGTCCCTTATCTGCTTAATCATTTGTATGGTTTCCCGGTCATCCGCTTCTACCTGTGTGGCGGTCACATGCCCCGTTCTGCCGTTTAATACAAACTGCCCTGTGCTGTACCCGCACTTTACACCGACAAGGTTTAAAAAGTGGTCTATGCCGCTTAATCTGTCCGTTGTCTGCAATGTTGGATTAATTTCGTGATATTCCTCTCCGGTGTTACTTCCCAGAATAATCCGTACATATCTCGGCAGTGTTCTACCGGCCTTGTCAATTACTCCATTGGCGGTATATCTGCTCCTAACTAGTCTGCCCGGTTCATCAATCATCATGTCCCCAAGGAACACTTGTTTCTGACTGTCAAATATTTCATCCTCAAGCCTTGTCCATGCGATATCAAGGCTTTTCAGTTCCTTCAAAGCATTTGAGAATATGGAAACCCCGAGAGGACTTGACATGTCTATATTATTGGAAAGTGGCATTTTAAAGATGGAAAACAGCGGTTTTTCCACGTTCTCAATGCTTGCATCTTCCAGCATATCTTTCCAGACAGTAGTTTTTATGTCCACTTCCTGTCCAATGCCGTTTTCCCCAGATACCCTATATGTTTTGTTTGTGATGCTATAAATCCTATATCCTTCCGCATCCGCTCCATCATCTTCAAACCTGTGATATTCCAATCTGGTGTAGTACCACTTGTCCCCCGGCTTATGATAATGGTCAAAAAAGATACCACCGTCAATCTTGCCGTCCGTCTGGTGTGTCGGGCAGAAATCCCAGGGCATGACATAATCTATTCCCGTTCCGTTTGGCTTTAAAACAATATACCCAAACGCACAGGCTTTCTCGCATTCCTCATTCTTCATACGGTTTATGTAACTCTCCATAAAACCGTTTATCCAGTCCGCACGTGCAGAACCTTCCACCGATATTCCAAGTGCCAGCGTGGTTAGCCTTGCCGTCTCGTTGCACAGCTTCTTTGCAAAGTTAAAAGATTCTATATCAACGTTCCCTTTATCGTCTGGCTGTGCCCAGTATGGCTTTCCCTGATAGATATTCACCCACTCGTTAAGAGCCGCCGTCATGATATCGCTCTCTATCGTCTCAACCTTAAACTTGTCCTGTGCTTCTCTCTGCCACAATGATTCCCACCACCTTTTGATTGTTTTGATTAGTCCCATTATTTTTTATCGCCCCAATATTCTGATTTTGCTTTTTCTCTCGCTTCTTTTGCCTCTTCTAAAGTATCATATCTGCCTAAATTAATTTGTTTGTTATTTACATATATTGAGGCTTTATATTTATTTCTATCTACTTCATAGCATACCCCTGTTACTCCGGTTTTGTTTGTTTTTAGAATTCTCCTATTTCTTACTATTGATTCTGTTTTCCCCCAAAAACAATTATCAGGAGAATAATCTTTTTCTGCATCTTTTCTGCATAGCTTTAACCCGTCTTTATATCCGTTTTTTAAAGACCACTCCACAAATGTAACTGAATTTTCATTCCATTCATCACATACAGTTATTCCTACGCCACCATATTTTGGATAATCTCTGCAATTTTCGTTATTACACCTGTCTCTCATGCTCGCCCATGCTCGATATATTTTTTTATTATTTTTATATATTCCTTTTTTGTCCATTACGCACTATTCCCTCTCCTCAACGCCATCGGACTAATCGCGTACCTTGTCGCATCAATCCAATGGTTATTTTTATCTGGATAAGCCGGTATGACTTCCCCGTTTGCGTCCACTTCCAGTTCATATTCTATAAACTCTTTGTAAAGTCTCGGTGTCCTTCGTGGGTCTATGACATGTTTGCGACACTGTAGCCACTCCATCGTATACTTCACAGAACCGCCCCATTGGCTCATGCGTCCTACTTTCGCTGCCCTTGCCGGAAGTCCCTTGTCCCTAAAGTCAACCGTACTTTCGTTCTCGTCAGCACCACATATAATCTGATAATCGTCATAGCCTTTTGCCTTAATCTGCGCCGCCATGTCAGCCACGCGGATTTTACAGCCGCCCAGTTCGTCAAGATAGTACAGAGTTTCTTTGTTACGGTTGTATGCCACACGGACAAAAGCTTTCGGGTCTGGATACCATCCCCAGTCTTGTCCCTGATAGATGCGCTCCATGTTGGCGATTTCTTCATCCGTAATTTCCCGTATCTCGATAAATTCAAATACAGTAGTTCCAAGTCCGACAGGGATTCCCAAATACTCATGCTGGTATGCTTTAGGGTTTGTTTCCTTTAAGTGCTCTGCATCGTCAAGGAACTGTTTTCCCAACCACTCCGGCGGTACCGTTGTATAATCGCTCTTATACCGCAGCGCGTCCTCTCGCGGCTCATTGACATACTTATTTGCCCAATTTGCCAATGTGATAGGTGGATTAAAACTCTTAAATACAAAGAATTTCTCACCGCCACGAAGAACTGACTGCTGTACGGTTCTGATTTCCTCAATTCCGGCAAATTCGTCAAGTTCCTCAAACCAGAGGTATTTGAAATACCCATGAGCAACTTTTATGGACTTTGTTTTTTTTGCCTTGTCAAGTCCACGGAAAATAATTTTCTGTCCAGTCGGCTTGTAAACGAATCGCATCGGATTGGTATAACTTGCCCACATGTCATTTGCCCCGAGCGCATCTATCGCCCATTGTATCTGCTCATAAACAGATTCCCGCAGGGTTACAGCGTATTTACGGAATACCACCGCATTGGCAAGTGGGTCTTGCATCATACCTAAGACTATCTCACCGGATATGAAAGAGGATTTCGTGCTACCTCTGCCTCCGTATAGGTCGTAATATGTATGCTTTCCTTCCAATATGTCCCAATGGACGGAATAGAAGGATGGAGCTATTATGTCAGTCAGCAGTATTTGGTTTTGGGATGTTGTTAATGATTGTGATTGCTCCATCTGTTTTACTGTCTTTTATATCGCATGTTCGTTTCGCAAGCTCCACCGCTGCTTTGATTTTCGTATCAAGCGAAGCATCCAGTCCAAAAGCATCCTTTTCCTCGCCGTTCATTACTCGAGTGAAAAATTGCAGGACTTCATCGCCGGATGCTATGCGCTTTTGCTCGGTCGGAGTGGTGCGCTGTTTTATATAGTCTAAAATGTACGGTTTTGTCAAGTTCTCTGCGCCTATCTGTCTTGCGCTCTTAGGATTATACCCCGCTTCCTTCGCCGCTTCAGTAGCGTTTCCACACTTTATGTAATTGTCCGCAAACGCTTTCTGCTTCGGTGTAAGCCCGTCCATGTCATCCCTTCATTTCTGACTTTATTAATTCCATAACATCACACAATGTCTGATATCTCGTCTCTTCCAAATCGGCGCGATTATATTCACACGAAAGATTGCAAAAATCATCCGCATCCATTGTTTTTTCTAATGTATTTTTAGCTTCTTCTGTAATCTTTTCCAACTTCTCCACAACCTTATCCACGTCATAGGCGGTTGGTTGGTTGTCTATATCTGCAATTACACATTCAAGTGTGAAATATACAGGGCTGTTAAGTTCAGCCTTAAACATTTCATTTGTAACACTTTGCTTTAATTTATCTGCATCAATTAGTCTCATTTCTTGTGCCTTTCCACTTCTCCGATTTTTCATATCCCTCTCCCTTCCATTATCCCATATTGTCAGCGGGGTTTTGTACTTTTTTAAAAACGTTTTTCGGCTTCTCGCACCGTTCAAACTCTATTACCCATAGCATCTATATTGTGTTTTATTACCCTCCTTGTAACCGTCTTTCTCCCGTCCAGTATCGCCCGAACCATTTCCGTGTTGAATAATATTGGTAATACTCTGCTCATTTACTTTTCTCCCATCCCCTTCAACGCTTCCTCGGCTTCGGCTTGCGTGAGGAATATGCATTTCCCTATCAGCGGATACATTCCCAATTCGAATTCATACTCCGCTATCCTTAAGGGGCGATGGATGATAGTAAAATTTTCTTCGTCCAATTCTATTACATACACTGTATGTCCCACCTCGCACGGAAGCTTCAGAAGTAAGCCTTGTTCCTCTAAGTGCTCATATTCCGCAAGCTTATCAATAGCGTCTCCTTCAAAGAATCTTCCAAATCCAGTTCGAAATATATCTGCAATTCCTTTTCTTAAAATATTTCTTCCGTTTTCAAATTTCTCTGTAAATCTCTCCATTTTCCCTTAACTCCTTATCAAACAAATAATAAAAATATCTCCGGTACCCGTAAAAATCATTATGATTGTACGGCATCCGCTCCATCTCCCCCAAGTCCCATTTCGCTTCCAATGCTCTGTATGACTTGTTTTTCACAACGGATAGGTAAATGTACTGTTCAATGTCCGGCGCGGCTCTGTGAGCCGCAGAGCGCACCAGAGCGTCATATTTGCCGGAGCGGCATAAGTCCCGCAATTCCCTATATCGCGCCTTGCTGATGCCGTAGTCCTGCCATGTGTAGTCGCGGATTAGTTTTTTGTGTTGGGACTTTGGCAAGTCAAACAGGCTTATTTGTTTAAATTCCCTGTGCCTTTCGCATGACTTGACCGCCGCAGCACATTTTCCGCACTTCCAACAGGTATTCATGCAGCTGTGGCACAGGCAGAAACGGCATCTGTGCATGTCTACACCTCCGTGTAATAAAAATAAGCCTGTCGCACGACCTCATGCCCTAACGCTTCCGAGACCTCAATTCCACATTTGTTTGCATACCGGTCAACATAGTTCCTGAACCGCTCATTGTGGCGGTACTCGTTTTCAATCATCCGTTCCATATTCGCTCCAATCTATGGCTTGTCCGCAGTTAGAACAATAAATTTTTCTAGAAGAAATTCCGCATTTACAATTTGGACAATCTCCCATGTGCCTTGTATACTTTTTATGGAATTCATTTGTCGGCTTCTTTGGCATCTGCTTTTCTTTTGCTTTCTGAAGTTCTTCCACCGTCCCCAACGCCCTGTACTGCTGGATTTCTTTAAGGGCAGATATAGATAATAAAAGTGTCTTACCAAAATCACAATCAGTATCGTCAAAACCTCCTACTAAGTTTCCTCTAATCATTTTATGCGTTTTCGGAAAATTAAGTTTTATTATCTCAATTGCTAAATTCTGTTCTGTCATTTTTTTACTTCCTCCTAATTCCCAAGCAAATCCTTTTCAAGCTGCTCAAAGTCGTAGTCGTTCTGTGAAAAATCGTTGAAGCTGTTTTTCTTCTTTTGCGCCGTAGGCTTCTTGTACTTCCCCGGAAGGTACTGCTCGAAAACGAATTTTTTCAAGAAATTCTCTGCATTATATATAAATTCCGTCCCCTTAATTCTGCAATATTCCGCGTAATTTAGGGCGCACTGAACAAGCTCGTCCTCCGTCACCTTCCCTGTCATCAAAAGTGAAATGTACTCATGCTCCGTCAGATAACGGTTGCAGTCCTTTGGGTATGCGGACAAAAACTCCTCTACCCTCTCCACGGGGGGTATTATAGGGGGTATATTATGTTTCTGTTTCTGTCTCTGTTTATTAATAGGTTCACTTTGTGGTTCGGGCTGTGGTTCACTTTGTGGTTCGGACTGTGGTTCACTTTGTGGTTCGGACTGTGGTTCAAATTTACACTTATTTTGAACCACAAGACTGTTTATTTTATATTGAGCCGCCTTATTCCCCCCTCTCGATTTCCATTCGATGAACCCATCGGCAGTAAGTTTGTTTCTCGACCTTTTAAATGCAGAGGCACTCAGCCCCGATTTCAGCATCAGGGTTGTCTGGGCTACCGTAAACGTATCTGGCCACGCCGCTTTATTCGCTATGTACATTAACGCATGCCATAGAGCGATTGCGCCGTTGGGCTGCGGGTTTAGTTCGAGCCCGTCATAGAATGCTTTCATTTCTGCTAAGTAGTTCACATCGTTACCTCTATTATTTTTATTTCAATCCGTGGATTATCCTTGTCCACTTCAAACCTGTCGGAAAACCCGACAATATACTTCCAACCATCCCCATGCAACACACCGCTTCTTACAAGCGCATCCTGTATAACCTTACGCCCAAAAGAGCTTATATTGTCCTTGTCGCGGCGTTTATTTGGTTCTACCCATGTATATTCCATAAATACGGGTTTATTGATTGTTATACCCCTCATGCACCGCCTTATGGCTATGCTTACGATATTTTCGTTGACAGCTTTCATCTTCGCGCCTTTTTGGCGATGTATGCGTTCTGCGGCTATGTAATCGTTAAGGTTATTGAGAATGCCGGGGATTATTAGTAAATATCCCATTTAATACCTCGATATTTCGATTGCCGCTTCACAAAAAGAATTTATGTCATTGTCCAAATTCTGCACAATCTTTTTAAGAACTTCCTTTGATTCCTCAATCGCGCCCATAAGGGTATCGCTTTTTAATCCCATTCGGCTTATTTGCAAATTAGGGCAGGATAAATACCACCCTTCACAGCGAAAAATTCTATGTACAGTTATTCTTACATTTCCAATTTTGCCATTGAAAATAGTACCGCTTTCTACAGGTTCTCCATGTTTCGCATTGCTTACAAATTTCATGTTCCTCCTTTCCGGCGGCAATTCGCCCTGCCGCCATGGGCTGTGATACATGCATGAGCAAATACTACGGTTAATAGTTACCTAATTTTCCGGATATTCCTCAATGGGGATAACAGCGCAAATCCTCCCATTTCTACAAAACTGCAATTCATTCTTATCATCAGAAATTCGAAGATTATCAAATAGCAAAAACATTTCTCCACAATATAGCCTTGAGCAGCCAAGAAGCCACTCTATTTTGTATTCAACGCCGCGCACCGTAAAAGAACATATTCTGGAATACCTGTATTTATCTGGATTTATCCACCCGTTAAACTGTATGTAATTTGAGGATTCAAGCACCCTCTCAATCGTTTCTTTTTCCATGGAACCCTCCTAACTCTCCAAATATTCTTCCAGACAAGCACCGTAATCCACGCTGCCACGCTCTTTCTGCCACTCGTCCCAGAATTGTATTGTCCGGCTCTGTGGACGCTCTTTGGCAAGCTCCACATGGATTTTAAGCGGTATCGGACAGGCATCTCCAATCACAAGGCAGTCACCAGGGCTGAACATGGTAGTCTGTTCAATTGTGTTGCTGCTCCCCTCCGGCATTATGCCTTTTATCATGGTCTTGTCGTTCTCATTGTTCAGTTTCATGACAATATAGTTTGCACACTGCGCCATAATGGTCTTGTTAAGCTCTGACGGACGCTGGGAAGCTACAAACAAGGTGATACCGAACTTCCTACCTTCCTTAGCAATATTCTCAAAAATCTCCACCATACGCCGCTGTGATGCGGATAGCTGGAAGTCCACCGGGATATAAACGTGCGCTTCATCACAAACAAGGGTAATCGGCGCTCTGTCTTTCTTCATAATTTGGATGTTGTAAATCAGCTTTGTTATCGCCCCGATAATCAGCACTGCTATATCATGCGGTATGCCGGATAAGTCAATGTTCTTTACCGGCTTATCGCCACCCATGATGCGGTTTACAAACTCTTTTAAATATTTTGGCTTACTTTCATTGAACAAAAACGAATAGCATTTGTCAGAAAACAAAGTTTCTGCTGTATTTATAACGCCAGAAAGTTTGCCGTTATAATCTCCTTTTATAGTCTTTTCTTCCCCTTTTCTGTCTCCACTTTTATAAAGCTCGCCGGTTCCTATTACTTCTTCGTTGTAAGCCTTCATATACTGCATAAAAAGTTCAAAATCAAAATATATTGGCTTATTCTCGTTTGTTTCAGTCTTGCACGATAAATAATATGATTTTCTTAATGCTGACATAGCAACCGTGCTATCCTCTTTCACTTTCAGCACATTCGACACCATATCTGCAAACCCCAGCATCCAGATAGGAAACGGTACTTCACCCATTTTAATGCTGTCCACATAAGAAAGTTTGCTGTACTCACCGTGAATATCGAATACCACAATATTTGTACCGGACAGCTTTGCTGATTCTTCCAGTATCTTTGTAACGGTTTCAGATTTACCACATCCGGTATTGCCAACGATACAGGAATGGCGCTGGAAGAACTTGTTGCCGTCAAGGTATGCTCCGACATCATAACAAGCGTATTTTCCAATTTTAAAAGAAGGAATTTTTTCCAACGGACTATCTAACATCATAGAAAAAGTACTATCATCAATCTTTCGTATTTGAACATCAGTTAATGGATAACGGTCAATATGCTGTTTAAAATCTCCACCAACCACGCTCCCTAAGATAGAACACTCAATCACCTTCAAAGACGGCTGTTTCAACTCCTCAAGCACCACATTATCGTCCATCTGTGTTTCCACGTCATTATCCGTTATGGAGATTATCATAGTGACAAGCTCTACTTCCCCATCCGATACGGATATCAGGTCGTTCAGGCGGGCGTTTTTAAACTCTTCATCATCTGTTTTGATTTGTATTTTGTCGGGTAATATTTTTACTAATTTCAATCAATCGCACCTTCCTTTACAATTTCTAATGCACCTATAGCACCACAATTCTCACAGCCTATATTGTCATCATCTTTATACGGACAACCTATGTGAGCACTACATATTTTGCTATGAGCATATATTTCAAGCTGTTCAATTATCTTTTCCGCATCAATTAATTTTCCCACAACCTATCCCTCCAACAATTCACTATAATTCCTAATCCTTGCCTTTTTCACACTCTTGCAGTAGTCACACACACCGCAGTAATGCGGTTCTTCCAGTCCTGCCTTGACAGCTATAAATCGCGACATATTGCCACCAATCTCCCTATATGCCATATCAAGTGTTGGCTGGTCTATCTGAAAGATATCGAAGTTTGTGACTGCTTCCTTTGTAGCAATGACAAGGTAAAATGGCAACTTCCCATATCCGTTTTCCTCTGCCCCTGCTTGATAAACTGCTCCTTGAGTGTGGTATTGAAGTCTTCGGAAAGCGGCTTTCACCGCTCCCCTATCCGTATCTATACTTGCAACAACCTTTAAGTCAGCAATACAGACATCTTCCACAAATGAATCCATCTTCATTTTCCAAGGCGCACCAAACATCTCAAAGGTAAGTATTTTTTGCTTTTCTCCACTCATGTACTGCATAAAACGCTCGTCTCGATGTACGCGCTTTATGATTTCATCCGCTTTACGGAACTCTGCTCGGAGTGCGCCGTTTCTACAATAAAAGATGTTTGGTGATTCCTGCCGTAGCTTATCCAATGTCCCTTCAAACCAGCGGTCAACAAGCGTTCCGATAAGCATTGCCTTTGTCTGTTTCTGCTCAAATTCTCCGCGTATTTTCGCCATAGCCATAGCTTCACATTTGCAGAAATCCTTGTACTGGCTCACACTGAAAAAGACTTGGTTTGCTTCTTTGCTGTAGTAGTTATCATCATTCAGATTCATCTTCCACCGCCTTTTCTGCAAACATATACTCAAACGTCTGGCCTGTTGCTTCTAACAGCTTCTTTATTTCGCGCATACCAATTTCCATTTCTCCACGCAATTTCTTATACAAAACACTGCCGTTAGGCAAACCAATACTTTTAGCAAGAGCATTTACGGACATATCATTATCTTTTAGCCATTTTGCAATATTCGGAAAAACAATAGTTTCTTCATAACTCATTCTATAAGTCCGTCCGCCACCAGAGAAGATGCTTAATTCCTGCTGAACATATTGCTTACTGACGTTGTATTTTTCTGCAATCTTCTGCATAGTATATCCGTCAAGGCGCATCCTTGCCATATCAAGAACCCTTTCTTTGTTTTCAGGTTTTCCATTATTTCTCATTAGCACCACCCTCAAGGTTTAACTCCTGCTGTCCTTCAGCCGGCTTTTCTTTCTTTTTCTTCTTGCCCTCAAAAGCGTCCACCGCTTCCTGCTTTTCCACGCCCGGTAACTCGAATATTTCTTCACGTTTTGCCATTCCATCCTTTATGGAATTGAACACTCTGTTTAACCGAATAAGGTCATTCATAGAAAACGCTTCTGCCTTGCATCCGATGTACTTTTCAAGACTCTCTTTTGGAATTTGATATTCCCTTTCTGCTGTCAGAACACAGTTTTTAATACGGTCAATAAGCGGCTTTTCTTCTCCATCCTCCAAAGTCTTGCGACACTGTTCCACCGCTTCTTCTACGATATCCCCAGGAACGATACCTAAAATGCACGCCCTGACGCGCCTTGCTGCCTGATTCGCCACCTGTTCGTAAATATCGCGTGGCTTTGTCAAAGGATAATTGCCCTCCTTCGTCTCTCGGACATGCGGCACACTGAATATTTTTGTCTGCCGGGTGTTTGTCTCTAAATCCCACGCGTAAGCCATGACTTGGCTCTCTCCGCTTCTCTGTTCCAGCTCCACAAAGCCAAAGTCCATATTCCCCCAATTCTGCGCCAATGCCTCCGCAAGACGGATAGAAACACCGGTGACTTTGGATGTGCCGCGCTTGTACTCATACTCTGCCTGTTCTGCCAGTCTCTTTCTCTGACAAGCTGTTAAGATACGATTTCTTGCCGCAATCTCGTCTCTGGGGAACTTCTTCGCCATGATAATCTGCCCCTGAACTTCCTGTGTCTGTCTGCTTGTAACCATCTCCGCGGTTGCGCTTCTCACTGTTGTCATCTCAAATCCTTCCATCTTCCCTAATCCTCCTTCTTATTCCTCAATCCAATTCCCCGAATAAAACCGTTCCACCAACATTTCCTTAAATTCCTGCGTCCATTCAATATCACGGAACCCTTGCGGAACAACCTTCACGCAATGTTCCAGCGCGTAATCAAACGCATCCTCCATCGGCACGAATACGTCCGTTCCGATTTCCCTGTACCCCGGGCCGTTTAACTTTCTTACAGTTTCCGGCGGTTCATTATCGTCCCATAAGAAATCCGCGACCATAAGGTTCTCGACCTGTTCCATCATCCTAAGGTACACACCCCGCCCTCTGTATCAAACTCCATCTGGTGCGACGCGGAAGCCATAATCCTGCGCACCGATTCGGCCCTTAACTGCCGCTGCTTTTCCGCTTCAAGGCACTCACGGCATATCCCGCCCGTAAGCTCGCCGCTGTCAAAATTACCCCCGCACACGCTGCATACTACCATCGTTCCTCCTTTCTGGGCTTGCCACATGAAGCCCACCATCATCCGCATACAATATCCCCGCTTCCATGAGGGCGAGAATTACTTCCTCCCCTACCCTCACAACCCTTATCATGGGCGGTTTTAAGGCCACCCCGTTCTTGCCCAAAAGACTTGACATGGTTCTCCCGTCCCCTCCTATCTGCTGAAATAAAAGAACATGAAGAAAAAGGCGAAAGCCAGTATCATCGCAAGATACCCCGCTATGTAGCTTAGAACCATTTCAAGCCGCTTGTCGCTCATGGGTGTCCTCTCATGCCGCTCGAGCCGCGCCGCCTTTAAAACCTTGTCCACCTTCTTCTCACTGTTGCCTATTTGTTTTACTGCATCCTTAAATTCCATGAAAATTTCCTCCTGTTCTTGCGAAATACAGAGGAAAATGTTATACTATCCTCGTAATCGCATTAGACTGTTTAATGTGGTTACTGCCCTGTTCGGTATGTCGGTACTGGACGGGGCTTTATAATGTCCATAGTTTTATAAATGCTACGATAAGTGCAATTAAACACCCTATCAATGCTGGAACTCCTCCGATTAACATTAAAGTCAAATTACATGTTATTCTTCCATAAAACAAAAGAGCACAGCATATAATAAGTAATGTTATAAGTATTTTAGCTACTAAAAATTCCAATCGACTACCCCTTCCTACTCTTCAAAAATCCCCGGCTGTTTGCTGTCTGAAATAGCGTTGTAAAGTTGTAAGGTTGCAGAAATCATTTCAATTTCTCCCGCACTAAATCTTCCCTTGTCTTTTTTAATCTCGTTAAGTTTTGCAAGGGTAATATCCGCCATAGCTTCATAAATCTGCACCATCTTTTCTTTTCCCACCACGTTCCCACCCCTTTCTTTGCATGTTATGCCTTGACGTTCTAATTCTTCCAAAATATCATTTGGATAAAATTTAGGTTCTCTTGGTGTTTTCACCTCTATCACATCTCTCACCACCTTTCTTTTTCCTTCCCCTTGTGCTATCCTGTCTTTATCAGCACTGCCATGCTGAAATAAGGAAGAAAGGAGAAAAATCATCTTGAAAAAAGTTTATGCTTGCCTTGCCGGAAACTGGGTCTGCTTAAATGATGACCCCGAATGTGCTATGGGAATAAACCGAGTGAAACCAAGTTTGTGGTATGAAGAAAATGCCGTAATATGGTCTCCAATCCAGCGAGAGGAAAAAGATACATATTATCAACTGGATTATGTACACATCTTCTATCATGGAAAAGATTACCGGATTAATCCCATATTTATTCAAATCGTAGAAGAATAGTTAAAACTCTTGTTTATAATCTTTTATGATTTTGTCAACGTCAGGCAGTGGCAATTTGTTTGTCACTGTTCTGACATCCGCATCAAAGCGAGTGTCTATGCAATGCTTTAGCTTGTACCATTCCAAATAAGTAATCCCTTGCATAGCTTCAAGAATAAGCCGCATTTTTTCTTCATCCACCTTTCTCACCCCCCCTACTCCAAAAAGTACTCAATCGGCTTGCCAAAGTAATCAGCAAGCTTTTTCAAACTGTACACATTCGGCATGGACTTATTCCATTTTGTAATAGTTCCGTTTCCAAATCCGAGTTCTTTCTCGACTGCCGACACCGAAATCCCTTTTTCCTTGCAAACTTCTTTTATTTTGTCATACAGCAACTTATCACCCCTTTCCATAATTTAGAAAATTTTCTTTACTTTCCCTACATACCATGCTAGAATATATTCACCCATGTTTGGGCAAGGAGGTATTATATGTTCATAAAAAAATTGACTTGCCCCGCTCTCTTTTTATAGGGTTGCAACACTGGTGCCAAAGCAGTATAAACTGGCTAAATGTAGCAACTGATACGGCGGAGTTCCTCGGCATGAGGTAAAAATGTGCGGTTGGCGTCCTAAACGCCCCACTGTATCGTGTACTCCTTGTAATCTGTCAGCTAACGGGCGAACTGAAAAACAGAACCAAACTGTAAAGTGACAGAGTGCTTAATAGAAGCATTTGGCTTCATCAAGTGTGGTGAAAACCTGCAAAGTACATAGGGTTAAATTTGGCAGAGAACTGTCGTAGATGAAGCCTATGACAGTTTCTTTGATTTTAGAAAAAATTCAGTGAAGCTATTGACATATTACAGAAAATATTCTAATATAGAGCTACCACACAATATATAGATTTTCTATTATCATTTTTGTTACTGAATTTTTTCTATGCTCGTTTAGAAATAGTTCTGCAACCCATGCTTTTATTATACAGAATTATTTCTAAATGTCAATACCTTTTTTGAAGTTTTACAGAAATACTTCTCTATGGAGGGCGACTTATGGATTTTTATGAACGATTGAATTTTTTAATCAAATCGAGAGGATTATCACAAAAGAAAGTCGAAACGGCGTTAGGATTTAGCAACGGAGCAATCAGTAAATGGAAAAAATATTCTCCTAACGCTGAAAAAGTACAATTGTTGGCACAATATTTCAACGTATCTTTTAATTACCTTATGGGAAGTGAAGAAAAAGAAACAGAATCATCAGTATATTATAATAAGGAAGAAACCGCCCAAGCCGCGCAAAAGATATTTGAAGATGACAAAGTTTTATTCGATGTATATAGAAGTGCGGATAAAGATAGGCTGATAGAATACGCCAAAAGGTTAAAAGCCTTAAGAGATATGGAGGAGGGAAATTCGTAAGTGTACGATAGGGGAATTTTATACAATGTAATATTATTAAATGATGCCTGTGGTGTCCCTGGGAGCGTTTGGCATAACGCCGATGATTCCTATACCATCTTTATTGATGCGAAATTGAGCGAGGAAAAGCAGAAAAAAGTGTTTTTACATGAAATGAAGCATATTCAAGGGAATGACTTTGAAAAGGAAGATGTGCAGGAGATAGAGAGAAATGCGCACAGGGGATTATAATGGGTTTCAAAGAGGAATATATGAATTTTATAAAAAAGTTTTTTAATAAATCAGTATCAAATAATAAATTAATATCTTTATCGGAAGCTAATTCTATGTTAAAAAGAGCCAATGAATTAGCAAATATAGCAAATAAAACCACTGATAGAAACGAATTTTATAATTCTTTAAATGAAATAAAGAATATTTTAAGAGAACTGTCAAAATATGAAGGAAAGTTGCCTTTTATTGGTTCCCCCTCCTCTGATTTAAGAAATTTAGAACGAGAAGAAAAAAGTCAGATAGAACTTTTAGAGCAGAGAATAGCAGAAAAGGAAAAAGAACTTTTACAAAAGAAAATAGAAGAAACAGAAAAAGAAACAGGAAAGCAAATTGATTTTAACAACGATTTTGTTCAATATCAAGAAAATATAAATTACAAAGCAAAAAATAAAGAACTGGATATGTTAGATGAATATATTATTGAAGCGGGACGTTGTTTAATAGAAAAAAATATGGCGTCTATAGGAGTTATCCAGCGCGTCTTTAAAATCGGCTTTAACAGGGCGGCACGGATAATGGATAAATTAGAAGAAATGGGAGTTGTCGGGGAAGAAGAAGGAACTAAACCGAGAAAAATACTTATGTCTATGGAGCAATTTGAACAACTTCTTGAAGAAATGATAGATGAAGAACCACAACATATTAATTCGAAAGAATCCAATGATTTTGAGAAAAATCCGATGGATGCTAAAAACATACTAAAAGAAAATTTTGATATTGATGCTGATTATTCTAATGATGGTGAATCTCTAAAAGATTTAAAAAATATTCTTGTTCCGTCCGCATTAAATGATAGCCAAATAGAAATTATTAATCTGCTGTTAAAATATAATTCACCTAAAACAATGAAATTAATCCTAATAGATAATAGTATTATAAATTACAGCACTTATAATGGAATACCACAATTGCTTATTCCAGTTGTGACAAAAGAAAATAAAATAGATACTACTGTTAATTGGCTTTTTTCCGAAATGGAAAGCCGTATTAGTAAATTTGTGGAATATAGGGTGAAAAATATTGATTCATTTAATGAAAAAATGAATGAAATAGGTGAAAGTACATATCCCAGAATTTTGTGCATTACTAATGAGGCTAAAGAATTTTTTAGCAATGCTTCTAAGCCCTTAGAGCGTTTATTTATGAACTCTAATACGGTTGGTATACACTTTATTTTCTTTTCAAGATTTTCATTAAAAGGTTTATCTATTGGAATAATTGGAGAACTATTAGAGATATCTACTATTGACAAATTACGCGCATTGCTATCAAAAACAAGGAATCAAAACAATAAACAATACATATCAAAAAAATTTGACAGTATGGAAGGGCACCAATTTGAATACTTTTGCGCCGATATCCTCAAAAATAATGGTTTTGTCAACGTGGAAGTTACTCAAGGAAGCGGTGACCACGGAATAGACATATTGGCAGAAAAGGACGATATTAAATACGCTATTCAATGTAAGTGCTATTCATCTGATATAAATAATTCTGCTGTGCAACAAGCATATACTGGAAAAGGATTCTATAAAAGGGATATAGCCGTTGTTCTGACAAACCGATATTTTACACCACAAGCAATTGAAGAAGCAAAAGAACTAAGAGTTAAATTGTGGGACAGGGATAAGCTAAACGAAATGATTAATAATCAGACTTAAACCGATACAGTGCTTTATAAAAATTTAATTATGAATAAAAGCATAAAGCTTTTATAATAAAAACCTATGAGAAAGGGGAATTAAGATGAAAGAGAAACAAGGAACAAAATTATGCAAACACTGCAAGACAGAGATACCGGCGGGGGCTAAGGTATGCCCGAACTGTAGAAAGAAACAGGGCGGCGCGCTTAAATGGGTGGTTATTGCCATAATTGCCTTATTTATTATTTCCGCAATATCAGGTGGAAAGGACAAGGGCGCTGAACAGGCAAGTAGTACTTCTGATTCTAAAGAAGTAGCTGATTCCAAAAAGGAAACCGCAGAGACGGAAGCACCAGTGGAATATATATCCGTCACAGCAGACGAGCTGTCCGATGCATTAGAAGAAAATGCATTAAAAGCACAGGAAACCTACGGTGAAAATTATCTTGAAATTAGCGGAAAGTTAGGAACTATCGACAGCAACGGAAAATATATAGGAATAGATTCCGACAAAGACTTTGATTTTACGAATATCCAGTGCTATATACAATCAGATGAACAGAAAGAAGTCATCATGGAAATGTCCAGAGGGGATGCGATAACAGTAAAAGGGTATTGCAAGGATGTAGGAGAAATTATAGGTTATCAGATTGACATTGATAGTATCGAATAGGGCAACCCCATGACACCATTAGCACGCGAAGCCCTCCGCATCATGCAGGAATCGGAGGGGAGGGAATCCTTTACGGTTTCAGACCTGACCGCGCACAAGTTCTCGAAGGGACAGGCCAAAATCTGCTTCATCGAGCTTGAGGAAAACGGGTATATGTACAGAGAAGGGGAAACGTATCGGTTCGTGGAAAAGGAAAAGATTATAGACGGAAGGAAACGATTGAAGGAGAAGGGATGTACAATGACTACTTACTTGATTTCTTATGATTTGCATGCTCCGACAAATAACCGCAAAAAGGTAGAGGATTCCATCAAGTCAATAGGGGAATGGTGCCATTGCCTTTCCACTACCTTTTTGGTAAGCACGTCATTGCCGGAAGAATCCGTATCGAAAATCGTGATGAAGAATTTAGACAGCAACGACGATATGATTATTTGCGCCTTAAAAGGCACTATCGAAGGTGTACTGAAAAATGACGCGAGGGACTGGATTTGTGAGCATTTGTAAGCTCATAATCGAACCGGCATACGGCATTTTCCAATGCTGTTTCGAATGCGGACTTCATTTCGGGCAACGGCATAGCCCTCCTGCTTGACTGTTTTTCGAGCGCGGCCAGTCTGCGCTCTATATTTTTCAAACGCTTTCTTGAAATAAACATATCATTTCTCCTTATGCTTTTTCTCAATCATACCACATGGAAAGCAGGGCTTGTACCAAAGCAAAACCGCCCCGACTGAAACGGGACGGCTTTGCAGGAGGAAAATGTATTGAATGGTTGTAAAAGTGAATGTCAAATTTATGCGACTTCCAAGAACTTCTCCCTTGTCGCGGGGCCTATACGCCCGTCCACGGCCAATCCGAGCCTACGCTGCGCTTCCCTCGTTGCTTCCGCGCTTTCCGCACCAAAATACCCGTCAATCTGCTTTGCGTCCGGAAGCCCGTGTTTGTCTAAAAATAGCCCGAACCTCCACAAATGCCACTGCGCCCACTTGATGTCGTCCCCGTTCATCTGGTATCTGCCCGTTTCATAGTACAGCGTCCGTGTTGGGACAGGGTACGGGTTGTCCTTTACAGACACGTTGTTTTTGTCGGTCTGCACCGCATCCACGACATTGCCCGTGCTTGCGCTTTCGGGCGACAGGTCAATATAACACCTGTCCAAATCAATCGTTGCGCTTTCTACGCCGTAGTCCCTGCCTTTCCCGCTGGACGTGTACTGCCACAAATAGGGCGTGTTGTACTTCCCCTCATGGGCGTACTGCCCCGCGTCCGCGGAGTATTTCGCGAACCACAGCGGATAGGCGGCTATAAGGTCGCGGGAGAACTTGCCGCTTTTGATGTAATCCTGATTGCTGTATATCCCTACGGAATAACCGGCATTTTCCATTTCCGAAAGGAACGCCCGAACGATGGCGCATCTTTTATCGACCGTCATGTAACCAGCCCGTGCATCGGAATCATACTCCCAATCTGCCCACACGCCACATTCAATCATGCCCTTGTATGGCTTCAGCACTTCAATGCACTTTTCCGCGTTTTCTTTTGTTTTGGCAATGCTTGCCGCGTAAATGAACCAGTATACGCCCACGTGCATCCCCGCCCTGATAAGGTCGTTTATGTAGCTTACAAACCGCTTGTCAACCGTGGTTCCGTATCCCGCACGGACGATGCACGCCCGTACCCCCGCGGCTTTCATCTTTTCCGCGTCAAGCTTTCCCTGCCAGTAGGATATGTCGCAAGCTTCCGCATATCTGACTGCCTTGTCAATCTCCATGATTTACCGCCCCCTCCAGCCTTAGTTTTTCTTTTTCGATTTCTTCTTCATTCTCCGTCTGGAAGCGTTCAATCTCCTCCACGGAAACCTCCGCAAAGTTCGCTATTTCTTCCAAATCCTGTCCGTAGGCCAGTGCCTTAAGTACTTCCTGCCTTGTGTCCCCGTCCATATATGCCCTCCTTATTCCAATTCTTTGAGGGATTCTGCCGCCGCAGCGTCTGTCATGCCCTCGCCGATGATGTAGGCGATAAGTGTCCCGCCAGCCATAATGATGGCCGTAACCTGTACCGCCGTGTTCTCCGGCACCTGCGCGAGCGTCATGATCGGGGTGACAAACCCCACGACCGCCGCCCAGAACTTCCTGCTCGTGAGCTTCCTTACCAAGTCAATCTTCTTCATAATCTGCTCCTTTCCAGATTGTCAATCCTGTGGTTTGCGACCTTTATCTTCTCCTCCATGACGGCCTGTTTCTCCTCAAGCCTGTCCACGCGCCCGTCCATGACGGCGCAGTTCTCACACTGCTCCCTCATCTTCTGTTCAAGCTGTGTGATGCGGTACGTAAGGAGCTTCGCACTCCCTATCACACCGAGTATGGAACCTAAAAGGCTTGAAATGCCGCCTATGACGGCAGCCCATAATTCATTCGACATAAGCAATACCTCGTATATATTCGCTGTATTAAGAATAACCCATTCGGGCGCGGGTGTTGTACCATTCCTAACCGAAAGGACGGGGTTAAATGATTTCTGAAAAACGTAATTCTGGCATTTTCCTGCTGGTTGCTTAGAGAGATAAATAGCAAGATAAACAGTGGCACGGAACCAGATATAGTAATTCTTATGAATGGTAATGCAAATTTTAGTTTTACCGCTCAAAAAGACTTTGATTTTATTATTATGTTCTATACATATCCAAATGCATCAAAACCAACAAAGGTAACCGTGAATGGAGTAAGCGCATTGTT